TTTAAGGCACCGGTCTTGAAAACCGGCGTGGTAGCGATACCACCGTGGGTTCGAATCCCACTCTCTCCGCCAGATAGTTAATAAAATCAATAGGTTATCGGAATAATATTGCCGGTACCAACAACTGTACCAACTCACTCTTTTTGGCCGAAAGCGACTACATTCCACACCAGGGACGGACGAGGGGAGTAGGGGTATGGCAGTGGCAACTAAAAAGAAGGTCGTCAAGAAATCTGCGGTAAAGACGGCAAAGAAAGCTGTCAAAAAGGCAGCTAAGAAAGTAGTTAAGAAAGCCAAGAAGGCTGTCAAGGTCGCGAAGAAGGCCGCGAAAAAAGTGGCAGCTGGGCCAAAGAAGCGCCGAACCGGTCCTTTGCGGGCTAAGAAGCGCGCATGACTAAGGCGTCTGGTCAGAAGCCTACCTCCACTCGCCAGGAGGCAGAAACTTACTACGCGGAAATTCGGGATGACCGAAATTCTGCAAGCAGCACTCTGTCTACTCAGATTCGTTCTACGACGCTCGCCATTTTGGCGCTGACGTGGCTGTTGTTGAATGGAACTGAAGATGTTCTGGAGAAGAAGTTCAGCTGCTTCAGCGATTCGCTAATGTGGTTGGCGGCTTTGTGCATCGGCGCGTTGGTAGCAGATTTTCTTCAAGGGGTTTGCTCGGTCTACGAAACTAACAAAGCCGCCAGCGCTTCCGCGGATGCGCTCTCCGAGGGCCGGTTCGATGATGTTGGCTATGACGACAGCAAGCTTCGGTGGGCATCGACCTCACTATACGTAGCCAAGTGCTCGATGGTTGTAATTTCAGCAGCTTGGTTGGTGATTCTGATATTCAAGGCTCTGAATAATGCTTGTCTGACCACCTGCAGTTAGCGCAAAACGAACCTATTGTTTTGGATGACTGCATCTCCTGCAGTCTCATCCAGTCTCGCGTTTGACGCTGGACCCAGCCTGCATAATTTGCTCTCCGGGATTGATCCCACAACTCCGGAGAAGCAACATGACTTTGCAAGAAATCCGGCAGCGCAAAGCTGCCCGCACCGCTGAAGCCCGCGCGATCGTCGCCAAGGCCGAGACGGAAAAGCGTCAACTCACCGCAGAAGAATCCACCAGCTTCAACACCATCCGCGCCGACATCGAATCACTGGAACAAGACGAACAGCGCCAACAGTTCCTGGACGATGCCGAACGCCGCTCCACTGGCGTGACCGTCACCGGCAATTCCGACACGGTTGCCAACCTGGAATCCCGTGTCTCTCTGCTGCGGGTGCTACAGGCTGGTGTAGAGGGCCGCGCGCTGACCGGTGCTGAAGCGGAGTACGCACAGGAAACCGAACGCCGCACCGGCCGCAAGGCTCAGGGTGTGTTCGTTCCCATGTCCGCCCTGGAACGCCGAGTCAACACCACGGGAAGTGCGCCGGAACTGGTGCCGACCGATCACCGCGCCGACCTCTACATCCAACCGCTGCGCAACAAGCTGCTGGCGCGCCGCCTGGGCGTGCGTGTGCTGTCCGGACTGCATGGCAACGTCACCATTCCGAAGCATGGAACTGGCGTGTCCGTTGGCTGGGTGGCCGAGAATGGCGCGGTGCCGGATTCGGATGTGAACCCGTCGAACATCACCCTGGCTCCGAAGCACGCTGGCGGCGTGACCGAACTGTCCCGTCAGCTAATCATGCAGAGTTCGCCGGACGTGGAACAGCTTGTGCGTGATGACTTCGCGGCGGTGCTGGCGCAGGCCATCGACTCGGCGCTCATCAAGGGCGGCGGCGCGAACGAACCCACTGGCGTGTTGTCCACGGTTGGCATCCAGACCGCAAACCTGGCAACGCTCAATTGGGCGAACGTACTGGCGATGAAGGCCAAGGCGGAACTTGCGAACGTTGATGCATCGTCCTGGCTGTTCAATCCCAGCGTGGCCGCGAAGTTCGCAGGTTCGGAGAAGTCCACCGGCACGGGCATCTATCTGCTGAACGATGAGGGCCGCATGGCGGGCATCCAGTCGCACAGCACCAATCAAGTGCCCAACAACGCGACCCCCGACCCGGACACCGGCATCGCCATCCTGGGCGACTGGTCGCAAGTGCTGCTGGGCATCTGGTCGGAAATCGACATCCTGGTCAATCCCTACGCGCAACCGGCCTACGGTCGCGGCGGCGTGCTGGTCCGGGCGATGTCCACGGTGGACGTTGGCGTGCGTCATCCGCAAGCGTTCGTCGTCGCTTCTGACCTCGCGTTGTAACTGCCAGCCCTACACAGCCCGTCCGCCAAGGCGGGCTGTGTCTTTTGGAGACGCCCATGATTGAGAAACGTGCAACGGCCGGCGTGACTGCCAACGGCCGCAAGCTGACCGGCTACATAGCTAAATTCAATAACCCCACCACGATTGGCGACTTCAACGAAGTAATCCGGCGTGGTGCGTTCGCTGCGTCCCTGGCGTCCGGAGCCGACATCCTGGCCCTGGCCGACCACGACACCAGCCGCGTGCTGGGCCGCACCCGTAGCGGCACGCTGGCGCTCTCTGAGGACGATACGGGCCTTGCGTTCTCCCTAGAGCTACCTGACACCCAAGCCGGCCGTGACCTGGCTGCCCTGGCGCAGCGTGGTGACCTGGGCGGCTGTTCCTTTGCCTTCAACGTGCCCAAGGGTGGCGACCACTGGACCGGCAACACCCGCGAACTCTGCAACGTGACGCTGGATGAAGTGTCGATAGTGCAAAGCCGCCCCGCCTATGGCGCAACTGAAGTTCACCTGCGCAGCCTGCAACCACAAAGCCAACTGGCGCTATTGCGCTATTGGTTGGAGACAGTCAAATGAAAATACTGGACATGCTGAGAGGCGGACTGCGTGAGACGCGCGCCGAAGACCCATCATGGAATGCGCTAGCCAACGGCGGCGGGAACAGCCTGGCCGGCTCCTACGTTGACAGCCGTAGCGCCGAGTCAATCAGCACTGTGTTTGCTTGTGTGCAAGCCCTGAGCGAATCGACCGCTTGCCTGCCGCTGCACACTTACCGCCGGAACGAAGATGGCAGCCGTGAGCGTGCAGACGGTCACTGGTTGTCCCGCTTGCTGGAACGCCCGAACGAATATCAGGCAGGCATGGAAATGCGTGAGTCCCTGACAGCCACGGTCTTGCTGTGGGGCAACGCCTATGCGCGCAAGGAGTTCAACGGTGCTGGTGAAGTTATCGCGCTGCACCCGATGCATCCTGGCCGTGTGTCCATCGTCAAGTTGGACAGTGGGCGCTATCGCTACGACTGGACAGACGACAACGGGCGCGTTGTGCGCTTGCTTGCCGAGGAAGTCTTGCACCTACGCGACCGCACTGACCCTGGCAGCATCGTTGGCAAGTCCCGCGTGACCATCGCTCGCGAGACGTTGGGACTATCGCTGTCGTTGCGCACACACGGTACTGCCAGCTTTGGGCGCGGCGCGCGTCCTGCGTCTGTGCTCTACAACGAAGGCAAGCAAGACCTGACCACCGAACAAGTACACACGATGCGCGACCTCATGAACAACTACGCTTCGCCAACGAATGCTGGCAAGACAATGATTATGGGCGTGCGTGGGTTGAAGCTAGAGAACGTCGGCCTTTCCAACGAGGACGCGCAGTGGCTTGAGGCGATGAACTTCTCAGTTACCGAGGTGTGCCGCATGTTTCGCGTGCCGCCCATCCTGGTGCAGACGTTGGAGCAAGCGAGCTACAACAACGTCAATGAGTTGGGACAACAGTTCGTTCGCTTCAGCCTTACACGTTGGTTGACACTGTGGGAGTCAGCTGTCTCCCAACAGTTGCTTGGCCCCATCGCGCGTCAACGCTACTACGCGGAACATGCCGTGGATGCACTGCTGCGTGCACAGGCAGGCGAGCGTGCTGAGTTCTACGCCAAGGCGCTCAACAACGAACCGTGGATGGACGTGGACGAAGTACGGCGGTTGGAGAACCTGCCACAGCGTGACGTTGACACAAAATCACTGGGCGCGAGTTGACACCTAGACCGCCCGTTCCCTCATGCGCAGATTAAAAACAGCATAAAGGATTAGCAACCATGACCAAACTAACAGAAAAGCAACAGGCGTTCGTTGCCAACAAGGCTGGCGGATGCACCAACAGGGATGCGGCAATTGCTGCGGGCTACGCGGTGGCCGGCGCTGCTGTCGCTGCCAACAAGCTCATGGCGAATCCCGCAGTCCGTGCGGCCCTCAAGGCGGTAGAGAAGACCGCACCTCGCGTTGATACCAAAACTGTCAACGCCCCAGCCATGCCGCGCGCAAAGTACGGTGACCCCATCACCTTCCTGGAAGACGTGATGAACCACCAGCAGTTGCCCGTGGCTATGCGCGCCGACGCTGCAAAACAGTTGCTCCCGTACAAACACGCCCGC